GTACGTTTAAATACATATTCTCACCTCCTTTTTACGAAATATCGTAAACCAATTAGAAATTTTTTTTACTCAGCTACTTTATTACCGATCTCGATAAGTAGATCCTCGGCCTCGGTCTTAGTTACACCGGCCTTAAGACGCTTAACACTTGCGGTAATATAGGCCTCGTAATCTCCGCCCTCTTTATTTCTCAGCTTTTTGAGACCGTTCTTAATAGCCTTAACCTGGGTAGCGGTAGCCTCTCCGTCATGGTTAATAAGCTCCTCCTTGACCTCCTGGCGCTTTTCCTGGCTTACTGGCTTGTTAGACTTCTTAGGAGCCTCAGCCTTTGGAGCCTCTGTATTAGGCTTATCGATAGTAGCGTCGATCGCGTCGGCCTCTACGATATCCAGGCATAACATATAAAGGTAACGTCTCATATAGGTAATAGTAGATCCGAGAGCCTGGACGCTGTTCATACCGGCCGGAGGCTTAATATTACCCTCCTTATCCATTACGGTTAAGTTAATAGTAGGGATCTTAAATTCGATAACCTGGGTAGGATCATCGACGTTAACTAACGCGCCTACATAATCATTCATCATGATAGTGGTATTAAATACCAGGTTAAGACTTTTAAAAATACTGTTAGCGACCGGGACGATATCCTCTAACTCGAAGTACTTAAACTCCGCGAATCGGTTAACACCGCTCTTTTTAACCGGAGCCTTTAAGAACTCGTCTCGCGCGATCATTAGCTTTTCATATATATTCATAGCCTTAACCTCTCTCTTTTCCTCAGCCTTTGCCTCGTTTGTTTTTGTTGCCATAATTACAACCTCCTTTGTTATTTTGTTTAGTTTCCTTTGGATACTAGGATCCAGGTTTATATACTTATCGATACGCTTATTAGCCATATCGATATAGTAATCTAGGTCGAGATCCGCTACCGTGAGCTTATTCTCATTATCTATGCCGGCATGAGTAGGACACTCCGGGATAATCGACTCGCTCCATACTGGAGGATCAACCGGAGTACTCTCCATTTTACCGGTCTCTTTATTCTTTTTTCTTTTCTCGGTAATCCATTTACCCTTAACTATAGCGCCGTACTTAGGATCCTTAACGGCGTAGACTCGGTTAACCTTTTGGATCGGTACTCGCTCGCCGTTAATATACTGATAAGATCCCTCGAAAGTACCGCCAGTCTTAATAATCTGCTGAAAAGCCGTTATATCCTTACACTCTCTTATAGTTGTCTCCGGATCGATACCTTTTACCAACTTATCCACAATAGCCTTGTGGATAATCTGTAAGGAGTTAGTCTTAAAGCTGCCTCCGTCGTATAAGGATACGAAACCGCCTTTAGTCTTAAAGTGACCGTCCTTATAAATACCGATATAGTTATTAACGTCCTTTTGGATCACCTTATAAAAGTCGTCTCGCTCCATAGTAAAGCCGGTTAACTTACACCAATCGGCTACTATCTCCTCCGATAAATCTACCTCCTTACGATCAATCGTAAACATAATACCGTCGGTGTTAATGTTTACAAAATCGATAGACTCGCAACGCTTGGCGAGATCCTGGATTAAGATACTCATAGCTAACTGATTAGTGATACATACGCTACGACCTCCCAGGCGGTCGTTAAGACCGTTACCAGTAGATAACATAGCTCCGTAACACGTATTAATAATTAACTTAAGACTCGACTGTTTAGAGTCGTAATCGAAATACTCCTCTATCTTTTTATAAGTCTCCTCGTCGGTTCCGGCCTTAGCTTTATCGAGATTAAATACTAGCATACCGTCCTCGTCCGGATCTGAAAAATCGTGATACCATGATCCGCCGAGCTTATTAGCGATCTCTTTATTGACCGCTTTAGTCTTAGCCTTAAAATCTAATCTCAACTTGACGAGCTTTTCGTAGGCGTCCGGATCTTTCATAGACCTGGACGTATAGCCGAAGTTAATCATACTATTAGGATACAGAGATCCTACATCCTGGTTAATGATAACTCGGTCCTCGGTCTCCTCAATTGTTACGCAAGGCTTAGCGCCATGTACTCCGCCCCAGGCGTAAGTAACCGGACACTCGCCGGCGGACGTCTTAAGCATAAGCTCGAGAGTCATACCCTTAGATCCACCTTTACCGGTACCGAATAGCTTAGCGCTCGGGATCGACTTATCCTTAATTTGCATAAAGAAATCAAGCACGATCTTAGGTATCCGATTAGGATCCAGGTTAGGAGGAAGTACGTACTCTCTCTCGTCGTCTCGTTCGGTATACTTAGCCTCTAGCGCTATAGCTGATAGCTTAGCGTTAGTATAGCCTAGAGCGTCCTCCGCGCTGATACCGTAGATACTACCGGCTAAGACCTTAGCGTCTAAGTAGTTATCCTTACGCTCCCAGTAGAGGCGCTTAGTAGAATTAACGTCGATCTGACAGTACTTAATTACCTCCTCTAACTCTTTTTTAGTTAGCTTACGGTTAATATTGAAAGGGACACTACTCTCTACGATCGGTAGTTTTAAGTTACCCTCGATAGCTTTTAGGCTTAGTCCCTTATCCGGGATATCGTCTCTTAGATCGAAACTCTTAAAAGGTTTTTTCTGATACTGGATAAAAGGGATCTCCCAACCTTTACCGCCTCCGATAATATAGTCGTTAGCTCTCTTAACCTCTATGTTAGATCCTCCGGCTAACATAACCATAACTACGTAGTCGTCGTAATGCTTATTATTAAATCCGCCTAAGATAATATCCGGCTGATCCAGGAAAGCTCTAAGCCTGGTGTTATCGTTGCATATAGTTATATGAGGAGCGTCTAACTCCGGCCTACTAAAGTCTACGATCCAGTCGTCACTAAAGACCTCGATATCGTAGATATAAGTATTCACTTTATCGCCTCCGATCTTTTTGTTCTGTAATTAGTTCGTATCCTGTCGGAGATTTTCTCGATATCTTATAATATCGCTTATATATCCACTTCAAGCCGTTTTTATCAAATAAATTTCCGTTGTAAAAATCCCAAAAGTTTACAAAGTATCTAACGCTCTGATCTCCAATTTTACAAACTGGTATATCACGCTTGTTATAGTCTTTAATATATATATCCGTACTTCTCCAATATTTTTTTAACAATTTTCTGTGTTCTTCCGGCTCATATTCCTTACATATACGGCCTTTTGCTGATTCTTTACAAGCAAACCACGGCCTAGCAAGTTCAATCTTTTTCAATATCTCACAGTTCTCACTAATTCGCTTTTTACAGTCTTTACAAGATATCATTCCGAGACAGTCGATAAATTCATCGTCTGTTAAATCCTCAATCCGTTTCCCTGTCTCCAAATCTATTTCGTTAAATGTATTCACTCAATCACTTCCTCTTACGAAATTTCGTAAACTTACGTTAAAAAATTTACTGATTATAGCTCCTACGGTATCCGTCCATATACTCGGTAAATAGTTTCTCGCTAAAATCTGAGTAACCGGATAACGCTCTATAAATATCTACCTCGACGGTACCTTTAGTAAGTAAGTGAATATAACTACACTTATTAACCTGGCCGGTCCGGTGAATACGGTCTCTACTTTGCTCCAGGACTACAGATCTAGTAGTCGGCTCGTAGTAAATTATCGTATCGCTACTAAATAGATCGATACCGGCGTTAGCTGATTGATACTGACCTATAAAGACTCTAATATGCTTATCCGCCTGGAATTTTCTCCATATAGTCTTATCCTTTTGGTCTCCGTCTAAGGTTACATACTTAATTTTTAACTTAGTAAGTAGTTCCTCGATCTTACGGATTGAGTACTTAAACTCGGCAAAAATAACGATCTTCTTATCGTCCTCGAAACCCTCTAGTAATTCCTGGAGGATCGAGAGCTTTTCGTTTTTGGTCTTGATAATAGTACCGTCCTCTAGCTTTAAAAATCCGCTACATAACTGACGTAGCTTTATTAGTCTACTTAGAGGATTATCCGCTAGGATCTCATATTCCAGGATAGCCGACTCGGTGGCGAGTCTCTTATATAAAGACTTCTCTAGTAGATCTACCTTTACGATCTCGTCCGGTAGCTTGTCCGGTAAATCTAAACACTCGCTTTTTTTAACTCGGTAGCTATACTCGTTAATAATATCTTGTAGCTCTCTCACATGGATATAAGAGCTAGGCTTATGGTACATATTCAAGATACAGTAACGCTCTAAAAATTTACTATAAGCTCCTCCGAAAATTCGTGAGTACGGATATCCACGCTCTATATATCCGTCTAGGAAAGTATAGAGGCTCCATATGTTCTCAAGCTGACCGTTACTTATAGGAGTACCGGTTAGGATATATCTATAATCTGCCTGGGTAGCTAACTTGAGTAGAAACTTACTCCGCCGGCTAGCCCTATTCTTAATATAGTGGGCCTCGTCCAATATGATACAACCCCACTTTTTATTAAAAGGACTCTTAGCCTCGCCTCTCCATACCTTATCGTAGTTAATAAGAGTGATACCGGATTTAAGTAAGTCCTTGTCTAACGGATCGAATAACTCGATATCTCGCTCCCAGGCTCCTAGCGCTGACTTAGGAGCTACTATAAGCGCCTCCTCGATCTGTCCGCCTTTTAATAGATCCAGGATCCTAAAGAGTCCTACTAAGGTCTTACCGGTACCGGTCAACCTTGCTCCATAAAGAAAGCGAAGAAATTATTTGCTCTAGCATAACTGAGAGCTATTTCCTGGTGTCTATACAGAGTTAACAAGTTTACCACCTCCTTATTTTTTTAATGCAGTAATTAGTCCTTATTATCTACATCGCCGATAAATAAAGCCTTATATAACTTAGACGCTAGATAGATACCCATAACAATAATTTTAGGATCACCCTTTTCAGTCTGATCAGCTACTATACCACTGGCGATATCTAGAAACTCGGCCGAAGTAATTGTAATCTCCTTTTTTTCTACCGGCTCTTTTTCGTTAGGCTCCTCATATGGAGCGATCTTTTCAACTGGCACCTTTACACAATCACCATTAAAATCGACAATCGCGATAGGGTTCTGTAATTGTGTGTATAAGTTTACGATCGTCCCGATCTTCATTTTATTATTTACAATCATGACGACTTTCTGTCCTTGCTCAAATTTTGTAATTTTCATTATTTAGCCTCCTCAAATCAACCACGAGCATAATCAACCAATAACAACCACCCGGCAGATACGATTGTTAATCCCAGCCAAATAGGTACAAATAACAGACTATCGAAGTCGTCAACCATTAAACATAACATGAGTACGATTCTCGCTAACCAGGTCAACGCCTTGATCCCAAAAAAGTGAATCTTCAATCTGATCTTTCTAGTTTTCTTTAGTAGTTTTTTCATGTGGTTTACCTCTCTTGTTGATATTTTCTAATATCTTATAAAAATCTTTAGCCATATCCGGTTTAATGACGTGACCGGATATATCGGCTTTAACTGTTCCGTCAGCTAATACGTGAACAACATTCATATTTAAGCCTCCGGTTCACTCTTAAATAGTTCGTTAAGCGGTAGATCTGTACCGATAATATCCTTAAGAGCTATACTCTCGTTGAGTGTAAACTCAGCTTTTCCGTTGATCTTAAGGCTGAGGGTAGAGATTGTACAATCTAAGCGACCGTCCTCCTTACCACGCTCCAGGATTTCGCTGTAGGTCAATCCGCTACGAGCGATTTCCGCTTTTAAATTCGGGTATGTCATATTTTTACCTCCTTTTCTTTTCGGTTTTTAATAACCATTTGTGATATTTCGTAATCACAAGCCTAATGATATCCGAAATATTGGAAATCGTCAATGCTTATTTTTGATATTTCGCAAATTTTGGATAAAATGCCTAAAATTGTCTTTCGATAAATCAAAAAATTTGTTGATATTTCACAAAATACTGTATATACTTATTAGTGTTAGGAGGTTAACAATGAATGTTGAAAAAGAATTAAAGCGACTAATCATAGAGCGCTATGGATCTTTATTAGCTTTTTCGCGAGCGTGTGACGTGCCTAACTCTACTATCAATAGTTTTCTCACAAGAGGCATAGGTACCGCCACTCTATCTAATATCTTTAAGGTGTGTGACACCCTAAATATTAGCGCTGACGAACTTAGCCGAGGTCGTATCGTCTCCACATTTTCCATAAAAAATAATCAGCCGACAGATATAGTAGATATTTTAGCAAATGCCAAGATTCAGCTACTTAATCATGAGGCTTTAATGTTTAATGGAAAGCCGGCGGACGAGGAGTCTATCCAATCTATTCTATCGGCGATGGAGGTGGGTATAGCACTAGCTAACAAAAATAATAAATAAACTATGGGGGAATGACTTATCTATAATCTTTATAGTATTGTTGAAAATTTAAAAACGGAATATGAGACAAGAGATCCTTTTAAAATTGCTAAGGGATTAGGCGCGATAATCGTATATGTTCCATTAGTAAACGTTGGCGGATTTTATCAGCGATATAAGGATCGAGATATTATTTATATTAACCAGGGACTATCAGAGGAGGAACAAATCTTATACTGCGCACACGAATTAGGACATATGATTCTACATAAAAATGTTAACAGTATATTTTTAGATACGACTATACACGTCGGGGGAATATACGAGCTAGAGGCTAACGTGTTCGCAATCCAATTATTACAAAACGATCTAGATCTTAATAATGAGATCCCGATCCTAAACTGGAACGTCAACAATTACGCACTGAAAAGACGCGTACATTTCACACAAAAAGCATAACAAAATCTATAACAGAATCGTTAACAAAACCGAGTTTTTTTGTTAATGGATTTTGTTATACCATAAATTTACGAAATTTAGAAAACGTATCGCTATAACAAAAACTCACAAAATAACAAAAACATAACAAAATCATTTTACCATTTTGTTATGCCACAAACCCCATAAAATCAATACTTTAATACCATCTATAACACAATAACATAATTATTTCTAACTTAATAGAAGAAATATAATATATATAGATATATAGAGAAAAATATAAAATATATAAGGAGTTAGGATTTTTTTTGTTATTCTGTTATTTTGTTAAAAACGGAGGCAAAAAATGATTGATAAAGAAATAGTAGCTCTGTACGTTCGAGTATCTACCCAGGAGCAAGCGCGAGAGGGATACTCGATTGAGGAGCAAAAAGATAAATTAATTAAATATGCCGAGGCTCACGGTTGGATTATTTATAACACCTACGTAGACGCCGGATACTCCGGAGGATCATTAGAGCGACCTAGTATAAAAAGATTACTCGACGACGCCGACGGTAATAAGTTTAGTAAAGTCGTGGTATATAAGCTCGATCGTATCAGTAGATCACAAAAAGACACACTCTTTTTAATTGAGGACGTGTTTATCCCTAACGGCGTGGATTTTGTTTCTATGTCTGAGAATTTCGACACGTCAACGCCGTTCGGTAAATTTATGATCGGTATACTATCTACTTTCGCCCAACTAGAGCGAGAGACTATAAAGGAGCGTACTCGTCTAGGCAAAGAGGGACGAGCTAAGTCCGGATTATGGGGAGGCGGAGGACGCGTACCTATAGGCTACCGCTACGATAATAACGATAATTTGACTATCGATCCTTACGAGGCTACGATCGTTAAGCGTATCTATAAAGAATATACCGAGGACCTCAAGACGATCCGAGAGATAAGTCGACAACTCCGCCAGGAGAAACTACGTTCTAGTTATGGTCCATTTCCTAAAACTACGGTATTTAATATCCTACATCATAAGGTGTACGCCGGTTACATCATGTATAACGGCAAAGATTACGCCGGAATCCATGAGCCTATCATAAGCCTGGAGACCTGGGAAAAGGCCCAGGAGCGACTTAAGTATTATCAGAAAGAGGATAAGAACAATCTCAATTTTTATAAAAAAGCCTCTATTATAACTTCTATGGTAGTATGCCCTTATTGTGGCGATATAATGATCCTTAAATATGATAAAGTCGGAGGCAAAAAGAACTGGACTAAGGAAAAAGGCTATAAGATCTTTTTATCGTGTAAGGATAAAATAAAAAAAGGTTGCCCTAACAAAAGGTACAAACTTAGCGAGATAGAGGACTTAGTATTAAAAGAACTTAAAAAGTTAAAAATTGATCCGGACTATTTAGACAGTGTTAAAAGTAAAACGGAGTCGGCTATCGACAATAACGAGGCGGATGTCTTAAGAAATCAGATAAAAGTTAATGAGGATAAGATCTCAAAATTAATGGATCTATACTCGTTAGGTACGATCGATATCACTACTATAAAAGAAAAGGTAGACGAGATTAACGACGAGATCGACGGATTACGATCTAGGATAGAGGTATTAGAGAAAAATACAGATGAAGTAATCACTGTTGAGGATATCGTAGAGAGATTAGATAAATTAGAGTATTACTTAGACTTGGAGGATATCGAAAACACTCACGCTATAATATCTAGTTTAATTAATAGAATTGAGGTAACACCGGATGAAACTCGTATTTACTGGCGTTTTTAACGCTAAAAATTTTTAAATCAAAAAACCCAAAAAGGTGTAGTAGTCGCGTTGACGATAACAACATATTTTTGGGACACCTGGAGACTAATAAGTCTCCTTTTTTTTATATTTACGGTTTATAAATTGGCCGAGGCGTTAGGAGTAAAGGTCGAGGATCTTCTCGAGAAATAAAAAAAAGGACCGAGGATAAACTCCTCGGTCTTTTATTACGCCCTCATAGGCTCGAAATAAGTGCGTATAACGCTTGTTTTGTTTCTGACGTACAAATTATCGCCCGACATAAATCAGCGCGTCAGACGGCTTATATCGTTATAATTTCCTACGATATTTACATATTTTCTCAAGCTAGAGTTACTCATGATTTACACCTCTTTCAATACTTTTCAGATCTTTTAGATACTTATCTGCCTTGATCGCCTCAGCAGTAAAGGAGTTGTTTTTCCACCACGACCATAAGGACGCTCCGATAGTCGCGACGAGAGTAATTAACTCCGCGATCTGATCGTCTGATACCGGGATTACTGTATGGCCTGTACTGGTTAAGATCTGATTAGCCAGGGCGAGAGTTAAAACGATGGTTCTAATAATTGTTTCAGTTTTAATTTTCATGTTTATACCTCCTCTACCGGTTTATCCGGTAATTTCATAAACTCGGTGTAATGCTGATCCATTACTCCGTTTTTTCCGAGACTATGATACTGATCGTACATATTCTCGAAGTTTTCCTTAGCATAGATAGGCGCGTAACCCTTATCGTTATAATAATTGTACGCTTGGATTAGCCTATCTCGTAAAAGAGCTTGCACGCCTAAACATATGGCCTCGGTCTTAGTCTCGTTCTTATTTATTCTCTTAACGATATACTGACCTCCGGTAAGTAAGATACCGGAGCCGAAAAGTAAACTAATAATTTGATAATTCATTTTTTTTTCATCCTCTATTTATGCTTTCCGTTCCCACATATAAACGACTAGATAAGGAGGTAAATTATTATGAGCGCGTCCGCCTTCGTTTGTACTGATATTCCAACCGTATTGCGTTCCGTGCGTTATACTCGATCCGGTTCCGGCTTGTACTCCTGGCTTATCGTTAGAGGCCGAGCCTAAGTTAGTAGCTCGAACGCCTCCGTTAGACCAGTTATCGTGGTTCATTGGTACTACAGTCGCCATAGTACCGATACTGTAGTTAGGGATCTCGTCCTTAGTTAGTGCATAAGAGGCCTCGCCTCCGGTGTCTCCGGCGTTATAGGTATCGTCCGCACCTATTAAAAATCTACCCTTAATACGCTCCCAGGTACCGCCGTAGATCGTGCTAGGATCTACAGAGTTAGTACTCATGTAGATAGAGCCAACCGGATAAATTAGATCCGCTAATAGATTACCCTTAAATTTTAGAGGTAAAGCTACCTCGCATTTATCCGGATCCTCGGATATCTTACCGATTGCCATGCTCTTACCGCTTGCGTTGAAATCGATTAGCGTAAAGGCCGTACTAATTAACGTAGCTACGGTCGTCGAGTTAAAACTATCGGATATCTCTAGGAGTACGTCGTAGGTATGGTTAATATCCACCGCGTTAGTTAACGTCGTGGATCCTACTAAGTTACTAAGCTGAGTCCTAGTATATTCCGTCTCGTCTTTGGCCTTGTATAAAATATAAGCCTTAGCCTCGTTAGATCCCTTAGAACCGGTTAAGTCCGTGTAAGACGTATCGTAAGTAACAGATAAGTTACTTCCATTATTCACTCTATTAGCGCTAAAGCCGTTTATCTTAGGCTTGCTATAATCCAGGACTGTTATATTTACCGTAGCCGTACCGGTGTATCCTCTCGAGTCCACTGCAATAGCCGTTACCGTCATAGTACCTGCGTCTGTTAATGGATCGGTAAGAGCCGTAGCCTCGTTATACGTCGAGCCGTTCGCTTTTATGGTGTACGATTTAACGGTCGCGTTGTATTTACCGTTAGCCGTAACCGTGATAGATAGCTTACTAAGATCCTTAACGTAGGATCCTATCTTAGTCTTAACGTCCTCTACCGCCTCGGATATGCTAACCGATATACTCGGCTTAGTATTGGAGGTATCCGGTACCTTGCCATAAAAAGGAACCTCGATAGATCCTATTAAAGTGGATCCGTTATAGGTATCGCACGTTATAGATCCCTGGCCTAGAGAGCTATTAGGAATACTATTAGCCAAGTCTAGGCTAGGCGTCCAGGATACGGAGGTACTGCTCGTCTTTGTCGCGATTGTACCGCTTTTATTTCCCCATTTGTACGTTAAAGTATGAGTAAAGGAGCTACTAGCTCGGTTAATCGTGATTGTATTAGCACTGCCTAATATTAGCGTATCCATGGTTAAGGTAGAGGCTCTAGGTATGTTATTGAGACTAAAGGTCTTAGATCCGGTACAGTTTATCGCGTAGGTATAAATCCCGGCGCTTATGCTTACGCTAAAGCTCCTAGATCCGTCCGGATTATGTACTATAGTCCGTATACCACTAGCTACGACGGTACCGTTATACAACTGGATACGGTTGTCCGTAGACGTAGAGTATACCGTCGATCCGTCGATTACTACCTTAAATCCTCCGGCCTTATACCATATATCCTTAGATCCTCCGGCACCTTTTAAAGTCCAGGAGATAGTAGACGTATTATTTTCGATATCTTGCGTAGCGCTCCAACTAAATTGGATATAGCGGTCATCGTAAGCGCTCGAGTTTAGAGTACCACTTAAAGCCATATCTCCACCTCCTTAAACTTTAGTAAAAGATAAATTTCCGTTCGATCTAGGCATAAAAGCGAAACTACCGATAACGATCTGATCCAGGATCTCGGCTCTAGTAATATAGAGCTTTTGATCTGTGATATAGGCCACCTCGATATTATCGTTATAAAGAAACGATATACGGCCGTTAGAGATCTTGGTAGTAAGAGCATTACCGACTTCACCGAGGATAATATCGCCGTCCTTAAATCTGATATATTTAGATATCTCGTCTAAGTGCTTAATGATCTCTCCGTTTTCCTCAGTAATACGCTCGTTAATAGTATTAAACTGGATACCCAACTCGTCGGCCGTTTGCTTAAACACGGTAGATATAGACTCTTTTAACTGAGTCGTATCCTCTACGGTCGTATACTCTTTAAGCATAGTCTGAGTATTTTCCTCAGAGCTAGCGATCTGATTATTAACGTATGTTTGAGTCTGAGCGACGATATCACTGGTCTTATCGGCTACTATATCTCCGATCTGATTAGTTATAATATCAATACGATTGGTGTTATCTTTGGCGCTATCCGCCAAATAACTACTCTTTTCCAGGCCTAGAGTGATAGTTGAATTAACCGGATCGGCTAGATTCATGCTATAGGCCGTAAGTAGGACCTTATCGTTAAGGTTGTGAGGCTTACTAAATATTTTCACGTAGTCGCCTAACTTAAAAGACTCGATCGTCTCGTCGGCTAAATGTAAGTCGATAGCCTTTATCGTAAATTTATTAGATAACTTAACTTTGCTATTTAGATAAGCCTTAGCCTTAGTAAGTAAATTAGCCGGGATAGTCACGTCATCCCACGTTACTACCTCGAAGATCTTACCGTATTTAGCCACCGCGTCCGGATCCTCGATATAATCTACTCCACCGTTTACACTCGTGATATCTACAGTCGTACCGGCCGTCGTATCTTTAGCGCCGTAAGGGATAATACAAGTCGCTAAGGTATTGGCCTTAGACTCACTCGTTAGATCCAGGAGGTTAACGCTAAACGCGATCTCCTGGGTAGCTACGTCCGTGAAGTCCTCAAGATAGTCGATATAGTTACCGTCCTCCTCATATCTAATACAGACATAGCCTCCTAGTAGATCTATTAGCTTAGAGTTAATCTCGCTCCATGTGTTAGGATGTTCGGTAGAGGCTCTAACGATATAGTCGTTAGGATCCTTAACCGTTACCTTACCGAGCTTAAATTTCTGTTGATCTTCTACCTGGTCGTTATGCTGATTTATTAAAAACCGGAGATAGTCCTCTACGGATCCGTTAAAATCGTAAGATCTGACGATAGAGTCGTTAAAGTATCCTAAGATACCCTCGACCTCGATAGTTTTAGTTTTATGAAAGTCCTCAGAGTTACCATAGACGCGACCTTTTAAGAGAATCCGATTATCCTGGCGGATTGTAATTATACTTTGCATTTTTACAAAGCTATCATAATACGGATGTCCAGGCAAGACCGAAAAAGACGCAGAGCCGACCTTATTAAGCTCTAACTTAACTGTGGGTTTAATTAACCTCTTATCAGTCTCTTTAGGAGTCCAAAGAGGCTTATTATCTAAGTAAATACTAAACATTAGATTTTCGCCTCCCTATATTGAATCGTTAAGTTACCGGATCCGCTGACTATGAATGAATTATAGCCAGTCTTTAGCTCTACGTCTGAGATCTTATAAGTCCCGGCGCTTAATGTGTATGTATTGCCTTTATATACAATCTTAGCGGTATTATCTACGATAATAGTAGGCTGAACCACTACACCGTAGTTATTAACTGCTAAGGTCTTATCCGCCGTAGTTAACGCCGTAGTTATGTTAGTAAGCGCTAGCCTCTCTCTAAATGGATTAGCGTTAAGGTTTAAAGTGATAGTTGTTAATATTCCTTTTCGTGTCACCGTAACGGTAGCCTCTCCCTCGTAGTAGTAGTCCGGAGTATCGTCGTCAATAATCTTAAATGTCTCTCCATGTAGAGAGTTAAAAAGGTCGATCGTCTCCTCTACCTCCTCGTAGGTCCCGGAGGCTAAATACTGGAATCTAAGAGATCGGTTACTATACGTAACATTACCGGTTAATCCTTTAGTGAGGTTTACCAGGCCGTTACGACCTGGTACCTCGACTAAATAAGATTGAGGAGTAGGGTTACCGATCTCCTTAACCTCCTGGATCAAGCCTAAATCGTCTCCAGTATGTATTTTGAAACTGTCTTTAATGATCTCTATACCTCGCACGATTTACCACCCCCTAGAAACTTTACTATTCTTATCACTTAGCGCGCTATCTACGCTATCTACACCAACTACAACCGGTCTATCCATAGCTTTGAGAGCGTCCGGATAGTAATTAGCCATAAGTCCGATAACCTGGTCGAGTTTACGCTCCAGGTTTATGTTACGATTATCGACCGCCTCGGCTACATATTTCTGTAGCACGTTGATAGGAGCTACGGCCTCCGGTCCGGCCTCGCCTACTCCCTGGAATCCTTGATCCGTAGAGAAGATAGTCGGCTTATTAAAGATAGCACCGAGCTTATTCCACTTAACGCTAAAGGACGGTAAGTGACCTTTTCCGCCGATACCGAAAGGAGCCTCACCTCCGTTTACGCTGATGTGAGGTAGGCTTATATGTAACTTAGGAACAATACCCTTAAAGATGTTTTTTACTTTTTCTTTAATCTTATCAACAACGCCTTTAACGGTATCCCACGCCGATTGAATAGGATTGATAATAGCGTGCTTAATACCATTCCATACGGTAGTAGTTACGGCCTTAATACCATTCCACACGCTAGTTATAGTATTTCTGATCGTATTAACAACGGTAGTAATTACACTGCTTACAGCGTTAATTGCGGTAGAAATACCGCTCGTAATACCATTCCATATCGTAGAGGTTACGGAGCTAATAGCGTTCCATACTGTCGTTATAATCGTCCAAATAGCATTTAACACCGTACTGATAACTCCGCTTATAGTATTCCAAGCCGTGATAATATACGGCTGAACGAAATCAATTACCGCCGTAATAGCGTCCTTAATTCCATTCCATACGGTTTGAAATAAGGTTAAAAAAGCGTTAATGATTGGGACTATTAAATTCATTATCAGCGTAAACCCTACTAAAAGAATTGTTTTAATATTCTCCACAACGGTACTTATTACCGTTTTAATAGTGTTCCATATCGTCTCGAATACCGTTTTGATACCCTCCAGGATAGGAGTTATCTTATCCTTAAGAGCTTGTATAGCGTTAGGTAGTGTCTCGGTAAAGAATCCGACTAAGGCTTGTACCACATTACCAACGACCTCTTTAACCTTTTCAAAAGCACCGTTTACGACATTACGAAACGTCTCACAATGGTTATAGGCATAAATTAACCCGGCTACTAACGCCGCAATACCGGCGATAAT